GCCAAGCGCGCCAAACTATTAGCCGCCCTACAAAATAAGCAATTAGACAATGCCAAAAAACAGGAAGCGGCCGAAAAGAAACGCCTATTATTAGAAAAGGCTAAGGCCGCACTATCCAAGGCCGCGGCTGTATTTGATTTAAATAAGATTCAATTAGCAGCTGCGCTACGAGCTACATATGATAAAGATGAACGCCTACGCCTATTGGCTATGCAGGAGATCGAGAACGAGAACGGCGAAACAGCCCTAAAGTATATTGACCAATTAAAACTGCTAACCCAGGAACAGCAAACTAATAAGTTAGCCGGTATAAAAACGATTAGCGAAACTGAGCTTAACTATATTAACCAGCTGCTACTCGATGAACTGCAGCGCATTAAAACTACAAAGATGTCCGAGGAAGAGGCTGCCCTAGCGCGCCAAGCTGCATACGCTAAATACAATGCGGCTATTCAGCAATCAGGTGGCTTAGCTGAGGCCAATTTTTATACCGAAAAAACACAGGTAGAGCTATTAGCTATTGCTAAAATAGCTGCACTTGATAAAGTGGCAGCAGCACAGGCTACGATGGATATACTTAATTATACAAGTCAAACCGATATTATTGCACGTATTGCTGCTGCTCAGAAGTTAGCCGATGATGCAAAAATGGCTGCATTAAAAGATTATTTAGCTGAGGCAGCCAAGCCAATTACTCAGGTTATAACTACACAGCGCACAGAAGTAGGCGGCGGCGGTTCTATTTTTGCGCCAGGCATGACCCCTGAGCAAATTGCAGATGCAGCAGCCGCAGCGGCGGCAGCCGCAGCAATAGCAGCCGAAGCGGCAGCAGCAGATATTGCAGGCAGCTTAGGACGATTCCCAGGGCAGCCAAGTTTAGGTGGAAATGGGCTCTATCCTGGCGGTGGCGGCTATGGTGAATATTTCCCACCTGCAGGTGGTATGAGTTCAAATGGCTCAATAGATAATTCAGTAACTATCGTGGTTGAAGGCTCAGTACTAAACGGTGATGATTTTAGTGAAATCATAAATGACACCATGCTTAATAATATTCGCCGTGGTTTAACACAATTTCCAGCAGGAACGTTGCCAGGCTAATGCCAGTACCTACAATCAACGCGGTTATAAACTTTGGTACAGGCCCAGCCACGGCACAGGCTTTTATAATTGGCGAAGGCATATTTGGTACTAACGTGTTAGCAGATTCAGCTGCGCTAATTGTGGATGTATCTAACGTAGTAGATAGCGTTAGCACTAGGCGCGGCAGATCAGCTACAGCCGATGAATTCCAGACAGGCACATTAACCTTACGCATTGTTGATCAAAATGGGGACTTCAACAGCCAGAACCCGAGCAGCCCCTATTTTGGCTTTTTAACGCCTATGCGTAAAGTGTCAATATCAGCTACCTATGGTGGCATTACTTATCCAATGTTTAGCGGTTTTATTACTAGCTACACGACCACTACCCCACGCAACGCCAATGATGTCGTGTACACGACTATTACAGCTGTAGATGCCACACGCTTAGCTCAAAATGCGCAGATCAGTACCGTTACAGGTGCATCCGCTGGTGACTTAAGCGGCACAAGAATTAATCAAATCCTCAATACTATTGGCTGGCCTAGTTCAATGCGTGATGTAGATGCTGGGTTAACCACGCTACAAAACGACCCGGGTACAGCGCGTACTGCTTTAGCAGCTTTACAAACAGCCACAAATAGCGAATATGGCGCAATATATGTAGATGCATCTGGATCTTGGACTTTCCAAGACCGTTTAGTAACTACGGCTAGCATCGGTGGTACGCCTACCGTATTTAACGATAATGGCACAGACATTGGCTATTTCAACGCTGTATGGCGACTTGATGACACGCTTGTATTTAATCAGGCAAACGTAAGCCGAGCAGGTGGCAGCGTTCAATCAGCCATAAATTCTGCCAGCGTTGAAAAATATTTTGCCCATACTTACAATGCACAAGATTTATTAATGCAGACCGATGCCGTAGCTCTGGACTATGCCCGTGCATATGTTGCAAGCCGTGCGGAAACTAGCGTTAGATGCGATGCCATCGAGTTAGACCTTTACACAGATAACTACGCAGCTGGCATCGTAGCCGCGCTTGATCTTGATTTCTTTGATCCTGTAACGATCACGACAAATCAGCCGGGTAGCTCGACTCTGACAAAAACACTTCAAGTATTTGGCGTGGCACACAACGTTACACCGAATAAATGGCGCACTACCTTTACTACACTAGAGCCCATAATTGACGGGTTTATTATTGGTAACGCTAACTATGGGGTTTTAGGACAAAATGTACTTTCATACTAGAGGAGATAAATAATGGCAACAGGATTCCCAGCAGTTACAGGGGACGTGCTTACCAGTTCAATGTTTAATGGCTTGGTGGCATTTACCCTTAATGCTCAAACAGGCACTACCTATACAGCGGTATCTACCGATCAATACCAAACGCTAGTAACCATGTCTAACGCATCGGCTAACGCGTTTAAGATACCTACAAATGCATCCGTGGCTTTTGCAATCGGTACAGTTATTACGGTTATGAATATTGGCGCAGGTACTTGCACCATTTCAGCTGTAACACCCGGTACGACTACGGTACTAAGTTCAGGTGCTACTGCAGCATCTCCAACACTTACCCAATACCGATCAGCTGCGCTTATTAAAACTGGTACAGATGCTTGGTATGTTGTAGGGGCTATTGGATAATGCTCAACACAATCGTAGGCGTATTAAATGCTAAAGGGGCTACTGCAACAGGTGGCACAATTACAACGGCTGGTGGCTATAAATATCACACCTTTACATCGGGCGGCAATTTTGTTGTAAGTGATGGCACTTTAATTTGCGATATTTTGGTAGTAGCTGGTGGCGGTGGCGCAGGTGGCGATCAAGCTGCAGGTGCTGGTGCTGGTGGTTTGCTAGGCTTTGCATCGCAATCAATTGCAAGTGCCTCATACACCGTAACAGTAGGTGCAGGTGGATCAGGTTCAACAAGCAGCGGTGCAACTAATGGTAACGATTCGCAATTCGGCGCATTAACTTTAGTTAAAGGCGGCGGCTATGGTGCTACTTTTAACCAAGCACCCGGTAATGGCGGTTCGGGTGGCGGTGGTTCAAGTCGAAATGGTGGTAGCGGTACATCGGCAGGCGGTACTGCGACATCTGGGCAAGGTAATGCTGGCGGTACAGGATCTTGGTACACATCTGGCGGCGGTGGTGGTACATCTGCTGTTGGCGGTAACGGCACTACAAACTCACTTAGCTCTGATGCAAATACAGGTGGTACAGGTGGCGTAGGCACAACTGCTTATTCTGCATGGGGCAGCGCAACAAGTACTGGACAAAATGTAAGCGGCACTTATTACTATGGCGGTGGCGGTGGCGGTGCAACCATTAACGTGCCTAGCGGAAAAGTAGCAGGCATCGGTGGATTAGGCGGCGGTGGCGCAGCTAGTGTTTCAGCAGCTGGCACTAACGGTACTGCAAATACTGGCGGTGGCGGTGGCGGCGGTGGCTGGAGTGGAGTACCGCAACTTGGTGGTTCAGGCGGATCAGGAGTTGTAATTGTGAGGTATTTAGCATGAGTCATTGGGCAGAAATAGATGATAAAGGTTTAGTACTGCGTGTACTTGTAGGTGATAACAATGAGCCAGATGAAGGCCAAGCATTTATGGAGTCACTCGGCGGTACATGGGTTAAGACAAGTTATAATGGAAAGATACGAAAAAATTACGCTGGCATTGGCTATACCTACGATGCAGTTCGAGATGCATTTATTGCACCGAAACCCGATAACGCTACAGGCTTTGATGAAAACACTTGCCAATGGATAGTGCCAATAAATGACTACAGCAATTAGTTATAACGGCTGGCCAGCCTCTAAAGATGTTGAGTCGATCCGTATCAAGTCTTATCCAATCAAGGGTACAAAGATAAAGCTGCGATGCGCCTATTTTGCTGCGCCTTTATTGGTTGCCTTTGCTGAGCAATTTAATGAACTGATCGAGCCGATCGATGGCGGCACGTTAGATGACTGGGGCTACGCATATCGAGATGTTAGAGGCGTGCCGGGCAAGTTAAGTAACCACGCATCGGGTACTGCTATCGATCTCAACGCAACTAAACACCCGTTAGGCAAGGCTGGCACGTTTCCAGCTGAGAAAATTCCAATGATCCAGGCATTGACCAAGAAATACGGCCTTAATTGGGGCGGCAACTGGACACGCAAAGACGAGATGCATTGGGAGATAGCACAAGATCCCGTAAAGACAGCCAAACTAATAGAGAAGTTAGGATTAAGTTATGCCGACTAGCGCACAAGTAACAGTAACCACTACAGCCACGCTTTTAGTAGCTGCAAATATTATGGATCAGACAGTATGGCTACATAATCTAGGCGGCGGTGCTGTCTATTTAGGCGATGCTAACGTAACTACAGAAAACGGCTACAAACTAGATAACGGCGATAAAATGCAAGTGCCTGTAGGAGATCATGAAGGATTATATGGAATTGCTGCATCGGGTACGCATACGATTGCAGTATTGAAACAAGTCAACTAAGGGCACTTAGGAGTAAGACCATGAAAGAACAAGCTAAGGCCGCTGGCCTGTCATATCTACGCGCCGCTTTTAGCTGCGCAGCTGCGCTTTACATGTCCGGCATTACCGACTGGAAAACACTAGGTAATGCATTTATTGCTGGACTACTTGGCCCATTATTGCGCGCCATGAATCCAAGCGATACTACTTTCGGCGTTAAGTAATGACTGCCGCCCAGTCGCTAATAGCCATAGCCATAGGCATCTGTACGCTTATGGGGTTTGCGGCTGGGCTGGTACGCCATTTGGTTAAGTATTACCTAAGCGAGTTACGCCAGGATGGCAACGGTGGTCACAATCTACGCGGCCGTGTTGATCGCATAGAAGCAAAGGTCGATAGCATTTACGAGATGTTATTGCAGCGATAGGCGTGTCGGTTATTGACCGCTGTCATACCTAGGCTTTACCCTTTATTTACACGTTAGGCAGGGCTACCTAATTCGGTGTAGCACGGCTTAACCCAAACAAGGGCGAAGTAAATGGATATAGAAAAGGTAGTAGCGTTAGTAATTCTTACTAATATCGGTTGGTTCGTAGTAGGTTGGTCTGTTGGTTACAAAGAAGGCGTTAAAGATGGCTTTAATCGTGGCCGCGCTGCAGGTTTAAGAGCTGCATTTAACACAGCTACACAGATCGTTAAAAACTCATGACTTTTAACCTGGATAACTATGAGGATGTAAACAGCCGCATTAAGCGTTTTAGAGAAACCCATATCTCAGGCAGGATTATTACTGAGATCGTTGAGTTAAACGTCAAAGATGGCTACGTCATCATCCGTGCCAGCGTATTTCGTGAGCATGAGGATGTAGTCCCGGCGGCTGTTGATTATGCTTATGAGCTGCGTACCGATCGAGGCGTAAACCGTGACTTTTGGATCGAGAACTGCAGCACGTCTGCTATCGGTCGAGCCATCGGGTTACTCATGCCAAGCGATGCACGGCCTACACGGCAGGATATGGAAAAGGTGGAACGCCTACAGGCTCAGCCTGCAGTAGAGGTTGATCTATGGGCTACTGCTACACCTGCAGTAAAGGTTGATGGCGTTGGTAGTGTTCGACCAGCTGCGGAAACTATCGCAGACATTAAAGCGCAATTAGGCGGCGAGATCGTAGATGCTGCGCCTATCTGCTCACACGGCCGTATGGTTTACAAGGAAGGCGTGAGCCCTAAGACTGGACAAAAATACCGGGGTTATACCTGTAGCAGTAAATCACGTAGCGATCAGTGCAAACCAATATGGCTATAACTGAGATGGCGCAGATAGTCCAGGTAATCTTAGATCGATCGCAGGAGTTACAGGCAGCAGCTAGTGGGTTTGCCCGTAGTACAGGCGAGAAGGCTAATACACCTGATCACGCTGGCCGCTATAACACTAAGATCAATTTTCATGAGTTCGTAGCTGAGCATAGTGAAGCTGCTGGCGCAGAGATTGCAGTTGCGCAATACATGGGTATCCGTAACTTTATACCTACCGTAAACACTTTCCACGATGAAGCCGATATAACGCTAGGCAATCTAGGGTTTGAAGTTAAGTGGACTAAGTACATTAATGGTCATTTAATCATCCATAAAGATTACCCACGCCTAAACGATGTGGCGATCTTGGTCTGTAATAAGTCACCTGTCTATCAAATCATCGGCTGGATGCCCGTGCTATGGGCTAAAAAGGCTAAGTATTACAACCCTGCAGATGGCAATTTCTGGGTATCTCAACGTGAGTTATTCGAGATGGATACATTAAGGAAGTCGATCTATGGCACTACTCAGGATTAATTGCCGTGTCTGCGCCAAGATCGGTAGCGGTATGCAGACTCATAAAATCGTAGATGAATTCATTAACCTGCCGCCTAACGTAGTTTGCGTTCAATGCTTAGGCTGTGGCGTTATGGGCATAGAGATGCTACTCAATAGTGAACGCGCTAAAGATGAGGACATGCTAAATGACTAAGACAAACAAGCTAGAGATACGTTGTAACTGCGATCCAGATCAGCCTGAGATGGTAGTTCACCTGGTCAATGGCATTATTCCTATCATCATCATTAAGTGCGAGATATGCGAGGCTGCATACACAGTTATGCCTAATTCGGTGCAACATGCCTAGTTACCTATACCGCTGCGATCAATGCGGCGCAGAACTAGAGATGAATCACCCGGTAAATACACACGGCGATAGCAGCCCACTTTGCTGCAGCTACCCAATGATACGCGTGTTTAGCGCGCCATCGATCATATTTAAAGGAACTGGATGGGGTAAAGATAAATGAGTAAGCGACTAGGTGAGAAGTTTTACACAGTTGAGGATAAAGGTGTTTATAACTCATGCTGTGACTCAATACAGTTTAAGTACCTGTGCAAAACCTGTGGACAGAACGCAGGATGCTATTTCTGCAGCTTTAACCCAGATGAAAAGCATGAGTGCGATGAGCTGTGACACGCCCAAGATCACGCGTAAATTCAAATGGATTTGGTGGGGCATGATACAATCTATTCTTGTAATAGCATTTAATAATAATGCTTATGCTATTAATAATAATGATATAGAGAAAGAAAAATATAAACTCTATAGTCATATAAAACTAACTAACAGTAGGCAATACCTATGCTTAGAGAAGCTTTGGCATTTAGAGTCACGATGGAATCCATTAGCTGATAACAAGCGATCTACTGCATTTGGTATTCCACAGCTATTAAAGCTAAAGACTAAAGACCCTTATAAGCAGATAGATGCAGGCCTTATCTATATTGCTAAACGTTATGGCACACCATGCAAGGCGTTGGCGTTTCATCTAAAGACCGGACATTACTAATGGCTAAGCGAGGCGATCCACGCAGCCAACGTAAGTACAAGGCGATCAGGCTTACAGTCTTAGCAAGGGATCAGTACACCTGTTACTACTGCAACCAACCAGCTCATACAGTCGATCACATAATCCCAGTATCCAGATCAACTGAGGCTGAGGCATACGATCCTAATAACATGGTTGCATGCTGTAGTCGATGCAATAGTAGGCGTGGATCTCGTAATCAGGCTGTTTTTTTAGCACAAGCGGCTAC